ACACAAGAAGGGCAGGCAAAAACTGCCAAGCAAGTAGCGGACTTAGCATTGCAAAATGGCTATAAGTATTCACCAAGATTGCATGTTGACTTGTTTGGTAATAAATGGGGAACATAGGTAGACTTAAACATTAAAATAAGGTATAATTGTAATATGAAAGTGAAGAAAACAACAAAGACAACTCTTAAGAAGAAAAAAAGTTCTAAGAAAAGCGAAGAACCAATGGTTAAAGTTTTAAACATGAACGTAAATGCAGACAATCCGAGAAATGGTTTTTTTGAATTGGACTGGAATGATGAATTTGTTAACATGTTGAAGCAACATGGATATCTAGGATCGAGTGACGAAGAGATTGTAGATAGATGGTTTCAAACATTATGCAGAACAATCGGAAACGAACAAGGAGTAGATAGTGTTGCTTCTGGTTACGTACAAATTAACAGAACGCCAGATGGCAAAACAGAGGTATCGTAATGGGATATTTTTTATTGGGTGTGTTTATAGGATGGATGGTGCCTAGACCTAAATTTATAGGCAAAGCTGAAGCGGCTATCTGGACGCCAATTAAGAAAAAACTTCCAAAGTTCACACAGAACTGGTGGGGGTAAATGGGTGATTTCAAAATCCTTATACTTGCATATCTCATTGGACATAGTCCAATAGAATCGCAACAATATTTTCAACTGCAAGGTTGGTTTCCCACAATGGAAGATTGTAAAAAAGAATTATTAAAAACAATGCCTGATGGCAGATATGAAGTGTTAAATGATTTTGTTGTTAAAGGTGATTTTGAATGGGATTGGTTACTTGCTGGATGTAAAAGTGATACCACAGGAGAAGAATTTCAAGTTGTACCTGATTATCCAAACGGCAAGCCGAAAGAATTAGAAGGTATTGAATTTAATTTGAACGAAGTTAATGGAGAACAAGTGTGACACACATTCTAGTAGACACCGCAAATACATTTTTCCGTGCAAGACACGTGATACGTGGAGATGCCAGTGAAAAAATTGGTATGGCTATACATATCATGATGAATTCTGTCAAAAAGGCTTGGCAGGACTTTGATGGTTCGCATGTAATATTCTGTTTAGAAGGACGCAGTTGGAGAAAAGATCACTATGCACCATACAAACGTAATCGTAAAGATGCCGTTGATGCACTTACACAACAAGAAAAAGAAGAGAATGAAGTATTTTGGGAATGTTATGATGACTTTTGCAAATTTATTTCTGAAAAGACCAATGTCACAGTGTTACGCAATCCGCAAGCAGAGGCAGATGACCTAATTGCACGTTGGATTGATAGACATCCAGATGAAAAACATGTGATAATAAGCACAGATAAGGATCTAAATCAACTTGTTAATTCTAATGTAAAACAATACAACGGCGTTACTGAACAAACAATTACACACGAAGGTTGGTTTGATAAAAAAGGCAATGTTGTAATTGATAAAAAAACAAAAGCACCCAAAGGTGCTCCAGATATTGAATGGATTGTGTTTGAAAAAAGTATGAGAGGTGATCCTAGTGACAATATTTTTAGTGCATACCCAGGAGTAAGAACTAAAGGCACAAAAAATAAAATAGGATTAAGAGAAGCATTTGCAGATCGTGATCAAAAAGGATACACATGGAACAACTTAATGTTAAGCAAGTGGGTTGATCCCGAAGGTAAAGAACACAGGGTATTAGAAGACTATGAACGTAATAGACTATTAGTAGACTTACACGCACAGCCAGACACTATTGTACAAGGATTAGACCAAACCATAGATCAAGCAAAAGCAGAGAACAAAAGCATAGATCAAGTTGGAGTCAGATTCATGAAGTTCTGTGCCAAATATGATTTAAATAGAATTAGTGAGCAGGCACAATTATACGTTGAGCCTTTTAATGCGAGGTTAGAATTATGACAGTGAGAGCAAAGACACTTGTTAAAGATAAATTTTGGATTGTAGAACAAAATGGTGAAAAGTTAGGCACACTACAAAAACAAAATGACAACGGTTGGATTTTCCTAAGTAAAAAAGACAAGCAAATATTTGAAACACAAGAAAGTTTGTTTACACGTTTTGGTTTTAATATTTTTGATAAGGCTACAATAACACAAAGCGAGTCTGTGCAAGCCACAGATAATTTTGATGTGCATGGATATCCATGTAGTCAACATCCATACAATCCAATGTTTAATGTTCAAAAGCAATTGCCAGTGTATACTAAAACACCAAAAAGCAAAAGTCAGTTTTGTGCAGGTTATTTTATAATTTGTTTTGAAAAAGGCTGGCGTAAAGCATACTGTCCAAAAATGATAACACTATCAAGATATGATTATAAAGGGCCAATGAAAACTAAACTAGAAATGCAACAGGTATTAAACAATGCAGTCAAAGAGTTCCAAAATACAAACACGTCCAATTGAAGATTTGCTAGGTAGGATAAGAACACTACGTCAGCAAGGACAAAAACAAATAATAATTCCTGCCAAAGAAGCAGACCAACTAGCAGATTCACTATCACAGGTAATGACACGAATGGTCACAATTCAAGAAGAAATTATCGATGCGTTAAAGAGTGCCCAACAGGCACAAACAGTTGATATTGAAATGGATGGTGGCAATTTTTCAAAAGATAAATCATAAATTACGCATACAATTTTTGGTAAATATAGTTATAAACTATGAGTAGACCAAAACCAACCGTGTTATTACAACACAGTAACAAAACCACGTTCAAATTGGACGAGGTGCTAGCCGCTGAAGGCATATGGGCAGTATTCTATGATGGAAAACCCATAAACCTTAAGTCGTCTAGCCTTGTGGCAAATTATCCAGGTCCAAAATATAAAAAGGTTTCTTTTTCAAATCCAGGCCATGCAGAAAACCTAGCAAAGAAACTAAACGTACAACATAACACAGACAAGTTCGGTGTGTATCTTTTAAAATCAGGCGACAAATATACCAGGTAATTAAATGTATGGACGTCAAGACGGCATACACAAAAACTTTCCTTGTGTTGAAGGATCAACCTACACACGACGAAAGCATCAAAGCATCATATTTTGCATGGTGGCAAAATGTACGTGAAAGTTACCAGGCTCGATCATTAAGACTTACCAAACTTGGGTTGGAATGGATACAATCATGTGATATCAAATGCTATGATATCAAGTTTCCTGCCAAAATTATATTCACCCCTCAAACTTACCTTTGGTTAGATGAGTTTGTAGACTGCCCATACTATGTAGACAAAAAGAAAATTATAGTAACCATGGAAAAAATGGCTCTACAATTGATGTTATTTGCAGGTGATATAACAAAATATGGCCTATCACGTGCAATGAGTAAAGCAGACGAACAAAAAAGCCAGTAAATTAGCGACTTTTTGCAGGTTGACGCTACAAACAATTCTGCTATAATGGTATTATAAACATTTTACAAAGGAGCGTACAAAATGGCAAGAAAAACTAAAGAAACAGCAGTAGGTTCTCAGAATAGAACAGTAACGCCTAATGAGGCAAAATCAGCAATAGAACATTGCATAAAATTGCAAAGACCGTTAATGATGTGGGGTGCACCTGGTATAGGAAAGTCCGACATTGTTAAACAAGTAGCAGACGATCAAAACAGAGATGTTATAGATATAAGGTTGCCTTTATGGGAACCAACAGATATTAAAGGTATTCCATATTACAATTCAAAAGAAAATAACATGGTATGGGCAAGTCCTGCGGAACTTCCAACTGATCCTAAGTCTAACGCCATAGTATTTTTAGACGAATTAAACTCAGCGGCTCCGGCTGTACAAGCGGCGGCTTACCAGTTGATACTAAACAGAAGAGTTGGTCAGTATCATCTTCCAGAAGGCGTTTCTATTGTAGCGGCTGGTAACAGAGACAGTGACAAAGGTGTCACTTATAGAATGCCTGCTCCTTTAGCCAATAGATTTGTACACATTGAACTTAGAGTAGATTATGATGATTGGTTACAATGGGCTACAGACAGAAAAATTCATGCAGATGTTGTAGGTTACTGCACTTTTGCAAAACAAGATTTATATGATTTTGATCCTAGAGGATCAAGTAGATCATTTGCAACTCCAAGATCTTGGAGTTTTGTATCTCAACTTCTATCAGATGACCTGCCAGAAAGTACGCTCACTGACCTCGTTGCAGGTTGCGTAGGAGAAGGGTTGGCCGTTAAGTTT